AAAGATTTCGTGGCGGCAGCGGCAACGATTGATCAGACTATTGTTGAACTACGGTTAATGAGGGCGGCTATAAAAAGCCACGTTAAAGAATGACTAAATACACTTGGTCGTACTCATCACTGGATTTATTTAAGCAGTGCCCCCACAAATACTACCGCCTTAAGGTCAAGAAGGATGTGGTTGAGCCGCAGACCGAGCACCTGCGTTATGGGTTAGCGGTACATAAAGCCGCCGAAGAATTTATTAGGGACGGGAAACCCATCCCGCCGCAGTATGCCTACATGACGGAAGCCCTAGAAGCCCTGCGTAGTATTGAGGGGGAAGCCCTGTGCGAATACCGCCTTGGACTGACCCGGGACCTGCAGGCATGTAAGTTCTTTGATAAACAAGTTTGGTGGCGTGGGATTGCTGATTTAATCATTATGAAAGACGATCAAGCCTATGTGGTGGACTACAAGACCGGAAAATCTGCCGCCTACGCAGACACCAAGCAGTTAGAAATCCTGTCCTTGGCTATCTTTAAGCACTTCCCAAAGGTTAAAAAGATCAAAGCAGGGCTACTTTTTGTGGTAGCAAATGACTTTGTAAGGGCTAAGTACGATGCAGATCAGTCGCATACTTATTGGTTAAAATGGATCGAAGATACAAATCGATTGGAAAAAGCAATCGAACTGAACGTATGGAATCCACGACCAAATTTCACTTGCAAAAATTTCTGCGCTGTGAAAGACTGTGCCCATAACGGAAAAGGTGAGTACCGCTAAATGCCTTACAAGAACAAGTCAGACCGCAACTATGACCGGGAGTATGCCGAGTACCAAGGCACGCCTGAGCAGAAGAAAAATCGTGCGCTGCGCAATAAAGCACGGCGGGATGCTATTCGGGACGGTAAGGCAAGCAAAGGCGACGGTACAGACGTACACCACACCAAGGCGATATCCAAGGGTGGGGCAAAAAGCCGAACTAAAGTAGTACCTGCATCAACAAATAGGTCTTTTGACCGGGATGCAAAACGTGGTATGGTTTCAGAAGTAAGTCCGCGAGAGCGGAAAAAGAAGTAATTTAGTTTTACAAAGTAAAGTTTTCGAGGCTGAAAGTGGACAGACCACTTTCGGCCTATCGGCGTCATGGAGAGATGAGTGCAAATAGTTGAAAACAAGGCGTTGCTGTTAAGGGTCAGAGAGCCTAGCCGCATCACCACGGTAATACCAAAAAGCAAGATCCTTGATTCAGGCGAAGTGCTAGTCAAGTGGGGGTTGGAAGAAGCGCAGGTGCTCAAGAATTTGCGCATCAAGAACGTACCATCCCCCATTCAAGCGGCATACGACTGGCCCGGGTTATATCGTCCGTTCTCCCATCAACGGGACACGGCATCGTTTCTGACCCTACACCGCAGGGCTTTTTGTTTTAACGAGCAGGGCACAGGCAAAACGTCGTCCGTAATTTGGGCGGCAGACTACCTAATGACGCAGAACGCTATCAAGCGGGTGCTTGTGCTTTGCCCTCTATCCATCATGCAATCGGCTTGGGAAGCGGATCTTTTTAAGTTTGCCATGCACCGCTCATGCGCCATAGCCCACAGTTACAGCAAAGACAACAGGATCAAGGCAATCAAGAGTGAGGCTGAGTTTGTCATCATCAACTACGATGGCTTGGAGATTGTCAAAAACGAAATCAACGAAGCCAAGTTTGATTTGATTGTGGTGGATGAGGCTAACGCCTATAAAAATGTTTCCACAAAGCGTTGGAAAACTCTGGTAAGCATTATCCGTGCGGACACTTGGGTTTGGATGTTGACAGGAACCCCGGCTTCACAGTCCCCTACAGATGCTTACGGCCTAGCCAAGATCATTAATCCGTCTGGTGTACCCAAATTCTTTGGGGCGTTCCGCGATATGGTCATGCAAAAGATTACCCAGTTTAAGTGGCTACCCAAGCCATCATCCGAACGGGTACTGCACGAGGTGCTACAACCTGCAATCCGATTCACCAAAGAAGAATGCCTAGACTTACCGGACATGACCTACGTGACCCGGGAAGTACCCCTGACTAGTCAACAAATTAAGTTCTACGAAACAATCCGCAAGAATATGATGGCTATCGCGGCGGGGGAAGAGATAACCACAGTCAATGCAGCGGCAAACCTTAACAAGTTATTGCAATTATCGTGTGGCGCGGTCTACTCGGATAGTGGTGAGATCGTTGCCTTTGATGCCAAGAGCCGCATGCATGCATTGCTTGAGGTCATTGAGGAAGCCAGCCATAAAGTTATTGTGTTCGCGCCCTTTAGGCACGCCATCGAGATCATCGCGGAAGAACTAAAAGCCAAGTCAATTAGTTGCGAAGTAATCCACGGGGGCATTAGCGCCACAAAACGTACAGAAATATTTGCAAAATTTCAAACTGAGGAAAACCCTCATGTGCTTGTCATACAGCCTCAAGCCGCCGCACACGGTGTCACGCTACATGCCGCCAACGTCGTGGTTTGGTGGGGTCCTATAACATCTATTGAGACTTACTTGCAGGCTAACGCCCGCGTGCATCGTGCAGGGCAACGCAACCCATGTACCGTTGTACATATCCAAGGCAGCCCCGTTGAAAAACGTATCTATAAAATGTTGTCAGAAAAAGTTGATATACATACTCGGTTAATTGATCTTTATAAAAATATTGTGGAAGATACTTGACAAAGTAAAGTAGTGGCGTTAGTATTTAAAAAAAACTAAAAGGAAGAGTGCAAATGACAAATGAAGTAAGTGCCGAAAGGCTCACTAAAATTTACGTTAAAATTCGTGAGAAACGTAGAGAACTAGCGAAGCAAGATAAGGAATTAGAGGAGCAGTTAGCCGAAGTTTCTTCTGCTCTGTTAGAGATCTGCAAAGAACAAGGTGCGGCTACGATCCGCACTGAGCATGGAACAATATCCCGAAGAATTTCTAGGCGTTACTGGACTAACGATTGGGAATCTTTTTTTAACTTCATCAAGGAGCACGATGCGTTTGCGTTAATGCACCAACGTATAAACAACACAAACATGGATCAGTTTCTTGAAGAAAACCCCGACTTGCACCCGCCGGGGCTGAACGCGGATGCAAATCAAACCATAGTAATAACCAAAAGATAGGAGTGTTAAATGAGTAACGATCTTGCTGTGCTTGACGGTGGCCTACCATCGTATTTGAAAGAACTAGAGTTAGACTCCACTACTAAAGCCCTTATGGGTGGTAGCGGTGGCGGCGGTATCAAACGTATCTCCATCAAGGGTGGTGTATGGCGTATGATGGTTAACGGCAAAGAGATTGCCAAAAACGAAGACCGCGCTATGAATGTAGTAATTGTAGCGGCTTCACCCAAAGTATCCCGCACTTGGTACGCTAAGTCGTATACCGAAGGTGGAGATGTAACTGCACCGGATTGTTGGTCTGCTGATGGCGAAGTGCCTGATCCTACAGCAACCGCACCACAGTCTAAGCGTTGCCTTGACTGCCCACAAAACGCAAAGGGTTCAGGCCAAGGAGATTCCCGTGCTTGCCGTTTCAGCCAGCGTCTTGCGGTTGTGTTGGCAAATGACTTGCAGGGTGACGTATTCCAGTTGACCCTACCTGCCGCATCTATCTTCGGTGCTGGAGAACCCGGGAAGTGGCCTTTGCAAACTTACGCCAAGATGATTGGTAGTAAGGGCGTGCCTATCACGGCTGTTGTGACTGAGATGCGCTTTGACACGAGCAGTGCTACACCCAAACTGACGTTCAAACCGATTAAAGTTTTAAACCCTGACGAGCATAACATGGTGATTGAGCAGGGTAAGTCGGATGCCGCGCAGCGTGCCATTACCATGACGGTTTCTCAAGCGGACAATGTGAAGGAGCCACAAGCCCCCAAACTAGAAGCGGCTAAACCCGCTAAGGCAGAAGCCGTTGAGGTCGAAGCGGTTGAGGAGCCAGTCAAGCGTAGTGCTAAGAAGGAGGAGGCCCCCGCCGAAAAGAAAGACTTGTCCAAAATTCTTAACGAATGGGATGACGAATAACGATGCCTAAAGGATATTCACTGCTGACCGCAGAGGAGATTCGGAACGCTGACTCTCGCTTCCTCGGAGTACAACTTGGCAGACGGTGTGTTGAACTGGATATTCCGGTTAAAGACATTGCTGAGTTCTTCGAGGTAAGTAGGGTAGCCGTTTACTCGTGGTTCAAAGGGGAAGCGGTGGTGTCACCAAAGCACGAATCTAAAATGCGGAAGTTAATTGAAAAGTTGAAGTAAGTCAGTTTCGAGGGGGCTAGATTGCGCAATCGAAAAGGGTGTACGCCGTCGCACCCCTGCCCATCCTCTCCTATTAGAACGGTGCGTTAAGGACGGCTATGCTTTCAAGGAAAGAGTTTTTTGCTCTAGTTTTACCGCCTCTCGAAGAAGGCGAGAACTATTGCAGTTGGGGGAACAAGGAAGATCAGAACGGGAAGAAATTAGTCCGTCAGAATTTTGCCACTTCCTTTGATGAACTGAGCGATCAGATTGATGTACTGCAGGGTAACGGGTTTAATGGGTTCAATGGCATGGCTAAGTACGGGCCTGCTAATAACGGACGGTATGCAACAAACGCACTGGCCCTGAAGTCTTTCTTCATTGATTTAGATTGTGGAGAAGAAAAGCCCTACCCGACTCTGGAAGATGGGTTGATTGCTCTTAAGAAGTTTTGTGTTGCGGTCAAACTACCACGCCCAACGATTGTTCGGTCCGGGCGCGGGGCGCATCTGTACTGGGTATTTGAAATCCCGATGGAGCGTACTGAGTGGAAGCCGCACGCCGAACGCCTGAAGGAATTATGCACCGAGCATAACTTTGATATCGACTATGCCGTGCCTGCTGATGCCGCTCGGGTGTTGCGCACCGTCGAATCTAATCACATTAAAGATCCAACAAACCCGATCCCGGTTGAGGTGCTTTACCTAGCACCCGTACTTACCAACGAGAAGATCAAAGAGATACTTGAACCTACTGCGGGTATCCTAAAGGATTTGCAGAAGGCTGAATTCAAACGCCCGATGGACGCGCTTACCTTGGCGCTCATGGGTAGTAGTCAGTCCCGGTTTAAAACCATCCTAGTTAAAAGCGCCGAGGGTACTGGCTGTAATCAGATCCTTAACATTTACGAGAACCAAAAGTCTATTGAAGAGCCACTATGGCGTGCAGGATTGAGTATTGCCCAAGTCTGCGTAGACCGAGATAAGGCCGTGCATGTTATTTCTAAACAGCACCCTGCATATCACCCGCAAGATACTGAAGACAAAGCCAACCAAACAAAAGGTCCGTATACCTGCGAGACGTTTAAGAAACTAAACCCGTCGGGATGCGAAGGCTGTACACACAAAATCACATCCCCAATACAGTTGGGTAAAGAGATCGTTGAGGCTACGGAAGAGGAAAGTGTGGTCTTGGACGTAGTGCCGCAGACCAAGGAATTAAAGACTTACAACATCCCCAAGTTCCCGTGGCCTTTCTTCAGGGGTAAGTCCGGTGGTATCTTCGTGCATACCAAAGACCGGGACGATAACGATAAAGACGAACTTGTTTATCCGTATGACTTTTATGTTGTGAAGCGAATGATTGACCCTGACTTGGGGGAAACCATGCTACTGCGCCTACACCTACCCAAAGATGGTGTGCGGGAATTTATCATGCCGCTGGCGCATGCGCTGTCAAAAGAAAAATTTAGGGACACGATTGCCTCGCAGGGTGTAGCCGTGCTAACAAAACAACAGGACACCTTAATGATGTATGTAACAAAATGGATTGAGGAATTGCAAATGACGTCACAGGCAGAAAAAGCCCATAAGCAATTTGGATGGATCGAAGATGAGTCAGGCATCATCGTAGGCGACAGAGAAATACGCGCCACCGAGACGGTATATAGCCCACCATCCGGCCCCACCTTACCACTAATTCCTTTGTTCCAAGCCAAAGGCGACTTTCATGTATGGAAAGATGTTATCAATGCCTATGGACGTGAGGGTATGGAGGACCGTGCGTTTGCGTTCTTCA